GGGGAGGGCTCTCAGGGGTGCGCCCGGTTCAGAGACATGCTTTGGTCACACTGCGTGATACGTCGCCCGGTGACCATGGGTGAGCCCTTGGCCGTGTTGACCAAGGGCTACCGCTTCCGACGCTTACGCTGTGCCGCGCACCTGAACGACGACCATGCTCACGATGGTGTCACTGCTGCCTAGCTCCACTTCTGCAACACCTCGCGCCGCGCATGCCTGCCGAATCTCGCTGGCCGTGTCCGCCGAAAGGTACGTGTCATGGTCGGTGATGAGCCAGACCGCTAGCTCCTTGAACGTGTCGAATCGTTCGTTGCTGTTGGTGTTGTCGGAGTGTTCCGCCCATGCCATGTAACCGGGGTTCGGTGTCGAGACGATATCAGTCATGGTGACTCCCTTGTGGTGGTGCTACTGCGCTGACTATACCAGTCACCTACCGGGCGATGAGGTCCAGCAGGTTGCGACTAAGGCAGTAGGTACGACCGTCGTCGCCGAGCACATACGCGCCGACCGGCGTGACGCGCTGGACGGTTCCGGGGACTCCGGGGTGGCGACTCTCGGCGTTGGTGGCTACGCGGCTCAGGTATGGGCGCAGCGTGGCGTACTCAGCAGGTGTCATGGGGGTGTCCCTTTCAGGCCGTGCGGTAGATGGTTTCCAGGGTGTTCACAGAGCACGTGACGGAGCCCCGCCCGTTCGCCCGGTATTCGCTGTGCGTGAGGCGCAGGGACGCGATCACGATTCGCTCGCTGTCCCCGTCATCCCAGTGCATCCACCCGTGAGAGGGGGCAGTTGCGAGAGCGCCGATTGCTTCCCAGACAGTCAGTGTGTAGATACCGTCCCGCTTGTCACGGTCGGCGTTCAGGCTGAGGCGCTCGCCGTTCTTGTCGTACGCGGTGACCTCGTAGTGCGTGTCGTCGTACACCGGTCCGTCGTCCATCGTTGCTCCGTTCCGCTGTGTTGTTGAGGGCGCCAGTCAAGCATAGTCCGCGCGCGCAGCGCAACCCACATACTGAAATGAGTAGGTGATGACCCATGGCTAGAGGCGGACCGCGCGCTAACTCTGGGCCCGTGCCTACCAGTACGGCGCGCAGCCACAAGGCTAAGCAGGATGCTGCCGGTTGGGTCACGCTTCCCGCTGAGGGCCGTGACGGCTACCTCCCGGCCTTCCCGCTGATCGACCCCAGCGCGCGTGAGTACGAGCTGTGGGAGCGCCTTTGGGACCTCCCGCAGGCTGTCCAGTGGGAGACCCTAAATCTTGAATTTGAGGTAGCCGCCTATGTCCGGCTGCTGGCCCGCGCGGAGCTGCCTAAGTCGTCGTCGCTGATTTGGTCTCAGGTCAAGATGACCGGCGAGTCGCTAGGGCTCACGGCTGCTGGCATGCTGCGTAACAAGTGGCTTGTTGGCACGGTGGACGCCGAGGACGACGCGCCTGCCCCTGATACGCATCCGGGTGTCGCGTCGCTGACGGATCGCCTACGGGCGGTGAACGGTGGCTGACGGCAAGCTAATGCTCGTGACGCTGGCATGGATTGAGCACCACGCCGTTGTGCCCGATGGCTTTGCCCAGGGTGCACGGTTCACGTTGCTGCCATGGCAGTTGAAGGTGGCGAGCAACCTGTACACCGTTCGCCCGGACGCTGAGGTGGGCCAAAAGTCAACGGCGTTTGTCTACCGGCGCGCTCAGGTCATCATGTCGCAGAAAAGCGGTAAGGGTCCGTTCGCTGCGGCGGTTGTCCTGGCTGAGGCTGCTGGACCTACCGTCTTCAATGGGTTCGCTGAGGGTGACGAGATTTACCGCTGTCATCACCACGGGTGTCCGTGTGGCTGGGTTTATGCCTATGCCCCCGGCGAGCCTATGGGTGTTCCGCAGCCCACGCCGCTGATTCAGCTCCTCGCGACGTCGGAAGATCAGGTTGCCAACGTCTACCGGCCGCTTACTGCGATGGTCAAGCATGGCGCGCTCGGCGCTGTGATGAGTGTCCGAGAGGGTTTCATCCGCGTAGGCACTGAGGGCCGCATTGACGTTGTGACGTCCTCTGCGCAGTCCCGACTAGGTAACCCCATCACGTTCGCGATTCAGGACGAGACAGGGACGTATACAGCCACGAACAAGATGATCAAAGTTGCTGAGACGATGCGCCGTGGTCTTGCTGGTATGTCCGGCCGGAGCATGGAAACCAGCAACGCCTTTGATCCGTCGGAAGCATCGACGGCGCAGCGTACGTATGAGTCCAGCGCTGAGGATGTCTACCGGTACTTCCCTCAGGCACCGCCCACGCTGAGTTACCGCAACAAGGTGGAGCGGCGGCGCATTCACAAGATTGTGTACGGGGATTGCCCGCACATTGACTTGGATGCCATTGAGGCTGAGGCCAGTGAGTTGGCTGAGACTGACCCTGCACAGGCTGAGCGGTTCTTCGGTAACCGAATCGTCGCGGGTACCGGGGCATGGGCTGACGCCGCTTCATGGGACGCACGAGAGGCGCCGCAGCCTGAGCCTAAGCGGGGCACCCGTGTGGTGCTGGGCTTTGACGGTTCGGACATTGGCGACTGGACAGGCATCCGGGCGGAGACGCTGGACGGCTACCAGTTCACGCCGACGTACGGGCCTGAGCGCCGCAAGACGGTTTGGAATCCCGCTGAGTTCGGGGGCCAGGTGCCACGCCTTGAGGTGGACGCTGCCGTTGACGAACTGATGCGCCGGTATGACGTTGCAGTCATGTACTGCGATCCGCCGTACTGGGAGTCAGAGGTTGACACGTGGGCGGAAAAGCATGGCGAAAAGAAAGTGATTCGCTGGCAGACGCGCCGCATTGTGCAGATGCATGCAGCGTGTGAGCGCCTCAAGGTGGACATGCAGAAAGCGGATTCGTCGTTCACTCATGACGGGTGTGACATTGCGTCATCGCATGTGAAGAACGCCCGCGCTGCTGCCCGTCCTCAGGACCGGTACGTACTGCGCAAGGCGAGCGACGCGCAAAAGATCGATATGTGCGTGACGTCCATTCTGGCCCATGAAGCTGCGATGGATGTTCGGGCTGCTGGCAAGAAGGTTGCCCGTAAGAACTATTTCTATTCCGCCTAGCCGCGCAATGCGGGGGCAACCCTTCCCGCAATGGAGTGCACAGCGTGGCTACTGAATCTGAGGCACGGAACCTAGTCTCTCTCCTTGAGAACGAACTACTCTCGCGCCGCCCAAGCATCGACACGAACAATGGCTACTACCGGGGCGCGCAGCCTCTCAAGTACGCCAGCGAGGAGTTCCGCCGCTACCACGGTGACCGCTACAGGGGCTTTGCTGACAACTGGGTGCAGGTGGTCAGTGATGCCCCCGTGGAGCGGCTGACGGTAGTGGGCGTGCATCCTGCCAAGTCTGCTGACACAGATGAGGAATCGTGGCGGGTGTGGCAGGAGAACGGCCTAGACGCTGATTCACAGCTAGGGTTCCTGGGCGCTGTCAACGCTGGCCGTAGTTTCGTTCTGGTGTGGGGTAACCCGGACGATGAGTCAACGCCAGAGGTCACGTTTGAGGATGCCACACAGTGCATCATTGCGTATCAGCCTGGCAGTCGTCGGCGTAGACGTGCGGCGCTTAAGCGCTGGGTTGATGGTGAGCGGGAGTTCGCCACGCTGTATCTGCCGGATGAGGTATGGAAGTTCGAGCGAGGCATGCTCGGCGCTTCTGACAAGTCGCCCGGTATGAAGCAAGTGGACGAGGAGCTAGAGCGCTGGCTCCCGCGTGACACCGGTTACGAGCCGAATCCGCAGCCTAACCCCATGGGCGTCGTGCCGATGGTGGAGCTACCTAACCGGCCGCTGCTTACGCACGAGCCGGTCAGTGATGTGTCGGGTGTCATCGCCATGCAGGACGCAATCAATCTGCTATGGGCGCAGCTTTTCACAGCGAGTGACTACGCGTCGTTCCCGCAGCGAATAGTCCTGGGCGCTGAGCGTCCGGTGATTCCGGTGCTGGACGAGAATGGAAACGTGATCGGCGAAAAGCCGGTTGACCTTTCCAAGTTCGCTGTTGACCGTGTGCTGTTCATCACTGGTGAGGATGCCAAGATTGATGAATTCTCAGCGGCCAACCTAGACGCGTACACATCGGTGATTGAGCGAGCCGTGGGGCACATCGCTGCCCAGACGCGCACGCCGCAGCACTACCTAGCTGGGTCCATGACCAACATCTCAGGCGACGCGCTGACTGCGGCTGAGACTGGCCTAGTCAAGCGTGTTGAGGAAAAGCAGATTTGGTTCGGGCAGGCACTGCGGGAAATGTTCCGGCTGGTGGCGCTGGCTCAGGGTAACGACGGTAAGGCTGCTGCAATGGCAGGCGGACGCGTTATGTGGGCCGACGCTGAGACCCGTTCGCATTCGCAGCTAGCGGACGCGCTTATCAAACTCAAGCAGATTGGTTTCCCGTTCGAGTTCCTCGCGCTCAAGTACGGCCTTACGCCGACTGAGATTGCGGAGATCCTCATCATGCGTGAGCGTGAGTCGCAGCTTGACCCCGTGGGGGCAATGACTGCCCTCATGGCGCGCGACCCTGCAACGTCGAGTATCGCGCCGGAGGATGACGCCGATGTGGAGTCCGATAGCGCGTAGGCATCAGGAAGCTAGGGCGGCGCTGGCGGACACTACCGCCCGTGCCGTTCTGGCTGAGTGGGCAAAGGTCAAGCCTGAGTCAGTGGCGCGTGATTGGGCGGCGCTGCTGCCTAGGGTCACGGCTTTCGTTCAGGCTGGCCAGCTCCACGCCGCTGAGGGGTCGCACACCTTCATGCGTGAGTTGCTCGGCGATGAGGCCAAGGAAGCGCCGCAGGTGGTGCCTGAGCAATTCGCATCGCAGACGCCGGACGGCCGAGACGCTATGGGACTACTGGCCCGCGCAGCGCCTAACGCGATCAGCGCACAGCGCAGAGGTTTCAGCCCGCGTGCCGCAATGGCCCGTGCCGCTGCTTTCCTTGACATGGCAGTGCGCACGGTTGTTGCTGACACTGGGCGTCAGGCCGATCAGGTGGCCATGGTGGGGAACCTTGGTGTGACTGCCTACATCCGCGTGGTGGAGCTACCGGCGTGCGCCCGGTGCATCATCCTTGCCGGTCGTGAGTACGGCGTTTCCAATGGGTTTCTCCGGCATCCTCGCTGCGACTGCACCATGGAGCCTGTGACCAGGAAGCACACGCCTAGGCCGCTGAGTCCCGAAGATCTCATTGACAAGATGCCAGCCGCTCAGCGCCGCAAGGTGTTGGGGGAGGCTGGCGCTAAGGCTGTTGCTGACGGTGCCCGGTTGTCCTCAGTGGTCAACGCGCGCAAGTCGATGGCTCAAGTTGAGATGTTCGGCAAGCGGGTGCAGGTCACGTATGTGGGCACTGGTAGCCGCAAGAACCCTAAGCCACCCCGGTTGATGCCGGAGGAGATTTACCGTCAGGCTGAGTCGCGGGAGCACGCGATACGGCTGCTGTATAAGAACGGTTTTCTGACGTAGCACCTACTCATTTCAGTAGGTACACAGCGCGCAATGCGCATTCACTTACCCCCGCAATGGAGGAACGCAAGCATGCCCGAAAACATTGATGAGTCCACTGAGGTTGTCCCGGTTGTTGATGGCGAGGTGGACCCTGGGTCCGTCCCTGAGGATGACGAGACGACTCCGGGCGCTGAGGCGCTGGGTGATGCGGGCAAGCGTGCGCTTGATTCGATGAAGGCTAAGTGGCGCGCTGAGCGAGACAAGCGGCGTGAACTTGAGGAGCAGCTAACTGCTAGCTCCACCCCTGCGGGCGATGCTGAGACTCCGGACGTTGACGCCATTCGGCGTGACGCTGTGAAGGCTGCTAACGCCCGTGTGCTTCGGTCTGAGGTCAAGGCGGCTGCTGCTGGCAAGTTCGCCGATCCGTCCGATGCGTTTCTTTACCTAGACCTATCCGCCTTTGAGGTGGATGAGAATGGTGAGATTGACAGCGAGGAAATCGCTGACGCCATTCAGGAAGTGCTAGTAGCTAAGCCCTATCTTGCGGCCGCAACGGTCAAGCGATTCCAGGGGACTGGCGACGGTGGCGCGGCGCGCAATGCGTCTGGCCCGGCACAGCTAACGAGGGATGACCTCAAGGGCATGAGTCCTGAGGCGATCTCCAAGGCTAAGCAAGACGGGCGACTCGCCAATCTGCTTACCGGCAAGGCGTAGTGCGCAATCCGCGCGACTAACTCTGAACTAAACGAAAGGCCAATCCATGGCTATCACTAGCTTTATCCCTGAGATTTGGAACGCTCAGCTATTTACCGACTTCCGCGAGCAGACTGTTGCCGCTTCGCTGGCTAACCGGGAGTACGAGGGTAACGCGACTGCGGGCAACGTCGTTCGCATCAACTCCGCTACTGCGGTTGCCATCAACAACTACGCGACCGGTGAGGGTGGCGTTCCGCGTACCACGGCTGCGGACGCTGTTTCGACCACGTCGCAGGATCTCCTGATTGACCAGGAGAAGTCGTTCGACTTCTACATTGACGACATCGACAAGGCGCAGGCTGCGGGCAGCATGGACGCTTTCACGCGTTCGGCTGGTGAGGGTCTCGCTGAGGATGCTGACAAGTTTATCCTCGCTGCGGCTGTCACTGCTGCGAACGCTGGCAACGTCGAGACTGGTACGGCGCTGACCACGGGTGACGCTGCGTTCAACGTTCTGCGTGACCTGCGTAAGGCGCTGAACAAGAACAAGGTTCCGCAGGGTCAGCGTGTGGCGATTGTCAACGCTGAGTTTGAGGCCATCCTGCTGGACGCCGCGTCCAAGCTGACGGCGGTTGACACCAGCGGTTCGCCTGCTGGTCTGCGTGAGGCGTCGCTAGGTCGCATTCTTGGGTTCGACATCTACGTGTCTGAGAACCTGCCGACCGTTGCTCAGCAGCAGGTTCTAGCGTTCTACCGTCCGGCCCTGGCCTACGTTTCTCAGATTGAGAAGACTGAGGCCATGCGCGCCAACGACAAGTTCGCGGACCGTCTGCGTGGCCTGCACGTCTACGGCGGAAAGGTTGTTCGGCCTACCGCTGTTGGTGTGTGGACCGCCACGGCCTAGTCGTTCCTAGCGGGTGGGGCACCTACTGAAATGAGTGGGTGCCCCTCCCACTTCCTACTACCCAGGGGGTTTGTGTGGCGTTTGTGATCGGGCCGAATGGCCGTAAGAACTTTGTTCCTGACGACGTTGCCGAGTGTCTAGTTGGTTCGGGGGAGCGGGGCTGGCAGATTGCGCCGGAACCTAAGCCTGAGCCCAAGCCAGCCACTACGCGGGCAACGCGTAAGACGACTGCCAAGTAAGGGTGTGAGGGACGATGGCACTAGCACCGCTGGCGACTGTCGCTGATATTGAGGTGCGCGGTGTAACCGTTGCTCCTGCTGAGGTTGCGGTCACTGAGGTCTATCTTGCAGTGGCGTCGTCCCTGGTTCGCGCTGCTGCTGGCTGTCCTATCAGCGAGGAGATCAGCACGGTTGCTGTTGAGGGGCATGCGGGTACTCGGCTCGTGCTACCTGGCCAGCCCGTAACGGCTGTCTCAGACGTGTTCGTTGATGGGGTGGCAGTCTCGGACTACCGGCTCACGAACGGCGCTCTGTGGCGCTCTCAGGGCTGGGCTGGCCACAGTGCACCGCCCGTTGTGGAACTGACCATGACGCACGGTCTACCGGACGTTCCGGCCGACATCGTCGAGATGGTTTGTCGCATGGCCGTTCAGGCGCTGCTGGCTTTCCGTGAGGGAGATCCTGCACAGCGTCGGGTAGACAGTGAACGCATCGGCGATTACGCAGCTGAGTATTCCGACGCTGAGACTGGCGTTATGGCGTTGACTGATGTTCAGACCCGCCAGCTTGCTGCGAGGTTCGGCAATACCGCAGCGATGGTGAGGCTGGTATGAGTCGTGTTGCTCGGCTGCTGAACACGTCTGCGGATGTGTGGCGCGAGACTCGCACGGCTGACGGTATGGGCGGGTGGGTGTCCGGGTGGAGCCAGGTTGGTTCTGTCCGGGCGCGGTTCTCGCAGCCGTCTGCGACTGAGCGCGTGCGCGCTGATCAGGCTGGTGCGGATCGCTCGCACATTGTGTACCTACTCCCAACCGCCGACGTGCGCAGGGGTGATGAGCTGCGGCGAGGTGCTGACACGTACGACGTGCTTGCCACCTTTGAGCCGTCTGAGCCTGGCACGTATCTGCGCGCTGACTGCCGCATGAGGCAGGTGGGTGTCTAGTGGCGCGAGGTTTCGTCACTGCGCGGATATCGGGCATGGGGCGCGTGCTGCGTGCTCTACGTCTGCTGCCGCGCGAGGTGAACGACGCGAGGAGCGAGGCTCTTGACGAGTGGGCCAAGGATCTAGAAAAGACCGCGAAGGATCTAGCCCCCGTTCGGCGTGGCGTGCTGCGGGACCACATCGAATCGCAGGTGGCTCATAACGCTGGTGTCGCTTTCGTGCGCGTGGTGGGTGGTCTCGATTACCCGTACTACGTCGAGAAAGGAACCAGCAAGATGGAGGCGCAGCCTTTCCTAGGGCCAGCCGCAGCGATTCATAGGCGCACGGGTGAGCGCGCGTTGCAGCGCATTGTTCCTGGCCGATTGGGGCGTGGCTAATGGCTACTGCCCTACGTCCGTTGCAGTCCGCTGTGTACGCGAAGCTGACGGCCCATGCCCCGCTTATGGCTCGGGTGTCGGGTGTGTTTGATGAGGTGCCCGAACCGGCCCCGTATCCGTATGTGTCGTTCGGCGCTGTCACTGAGGTGGCCAGCGATGCCCACGACCGTCAGGGGCTAGAGGTGACAATGGTGCTGCATGTCTGGTCCAAGTATCCGGGCAACGCTGAGGCGGCTGACATCTTCGCTGCCCTTGACGCCGCGTTGGACCGTCAGCCGATCACGGTTGCTGGTTTTACTGATGTGTCTCTCGCGCATGTACAGCACCAGTTCATACCCGATCCGGACCCGGATATCCGCCATGTGAATGCGGAGTATCGGGTTTGGCTCACTCGCACCTACTGAAATCAGTAGGTGCTTTCTCATAGAGAGGTTCCCCCATGGCGGGACTAGATGCTTTCGGTATCTCGCTACAGCGTGGCGACGGTACTACGCCGGGCGAGGTGTTTACCGCGCTGGCGAATGTGACCAGCGTGAGCGGCCCGGAGATTGAGCGCGAGGCGTACGACGTTACCGCGCACGATTCGCCGGATGGATGGCGTGAGTTCATCGGTGGTCTCAAGGATGGCGGCGAGGTGTCCATTGAGGTCAACTACGACCCGCGTGTTCACGATGACCTAGTCGCAGACTTTGATGACCCGGACCCGCGCAACTACAAGCTGGTGTTCCCCAAGAACTACGGCACGTGGGAACTGTCCCTACTGCTGACGGGCTTTTCTCAGGAAGCGCCCGTAGACGGACAGCTAGCCGCTGAAATGACTTTCAAGGTGTCGGGCAAGCCGACCATTACCCCCGGAGCGTAACCCATGTACCTTTCCGCTGATCAGATTCTCGGCGCCGATGACCTCAAGTCTGAGGACGTTTCGGTTCCTGAGTGGGGTGGGACCGTTCGCGTTCGGGGTATGTCCGGCGCCGCTCGTGACAAGTTCGAGTCGTCCATGCTTAAGGATTCCATGGATGGCATCAACAAGGATAAGGCGCTAGACAACTACCGTGCCCGACTGGCTGCACTCTGTCTGATCGACGGAGAGGGCAAGCGCCTTTTCCGGTCTGAGGCTGAGACTAAGCGTTTGGGTGAAAAGTCCGCTGAGGCGCTGTCGCGTGTCGCAGAGGTTGCCACTCGTCTATCGGGTCTCGGTTCTGAGGACGTCAAGGAGCTAACGGGAAACTGAGCGACCGGCCAGAGCGTCAGTTCTACTTTCGTCTGGCCGGTCATCTCGGTATGCCCGTGGGGGAGTTGCTCGCTCGTACGTCGTCTTTCGAGATTACCGAATGGATGGCGTACGAGCGGCTGACTGGCCCGCTTGATTCTCGTTTGCGTGGGGATATCAGCGCGTCCATTGTCGCTGCCACGGTGGCCAATTCGCAGGGGGCTAAGCGAAAGCTAAAGCCTGCCGACTTTGTGCCCACGTGGTTCAAGCGCAAGAAGACGGTTGATGAAGTATGGGCGGAAGTCCTCAAGGCGAACGCTGCATTGGGTGGCACTGTCCGCGACAAGGAGTGAGGCACCTACTGAAATGAGTAGGTGCCTCTTATTGTGAAGGGGGTGTCCCATGGCCACACTGGCGAGTATGACAGTGCGGCTAGGTATCGACACTAGCCAGCTAGCAGCGGGAGCAAGGCAAGCGGCGGCTACGGCGCAGCGCATCGGGCAGAGCATTCAGAACGGCGTTGCCACTGGTTCGCGTAATGCGGGCAAGGCGCTGCTTACCGTGGGTGCGACGGGTGGCAAGGTGCTGGCTGTCATGTCTGCGGGTGCAGTGGGTGCGGCTGCGTCGCTCGCTGGCGTCGGGCTGGCGTTCGCCGGTATCGGTATTGCTGCCGCCGCGCAGAGCGAGCAAGTGAAGACAGCGTTTAGCGGGTTGAAGGAGCACGTTACTGCAACCATGCAGGAGCTAGCTAAGCCAATCGTTGCCCCGCTGGCGGCGTCGGCAAAGCAGCTACAGGGGATTTTCGATGACCTAGCTCCGCAGATTGGGGCAGTGTTCGAAACGGTCGGCCCAATGATTCAGCCGCTAGTTGCTGGCATTGGTGAGTTCGCGTCTGGTCTACTGTCCGGTGTCGTTCCTGCTATGCAGGCAATGCAGCCGGTTATGGAGTCTTTCGGCGGATTCCTCGGATCGGTCGGTTCTGCGCTGGGTGGATTCATTGAGGGGCTGACCAGCGGAATAGGCGAGGCGGCTGGTGTATTCGATGCACTAGGCGCAACTCTGAATTCCGTTCTGCCGTTCCTCGGCGAGCTAATGGGGCAGATGCTGGCTATTGCTGGCCCGATCCTGAGCAAGCTCCTGAGTGCGCTGGGTCCCGTTCTGACAGCGCTAGGCGACGCTTTGCAGCCGATCCTAGTTGCGCTGGGTCCCGTGCTGGACGCGCTTGTTGATGCGGTGCTGGCGCTCGTTATGGCGTTCCTGCCGCTGCTGCCGCCGATCAGTCAGCTAGTCGTTGCACTGCTGCCGGTTCTTACGCCGATCCTTACGGCCCTGGTTCCGCTCTTTGCGGCGCTGGGCGAAATCATCAACGCGCTCGTTCCGATCCTTACGCCGATCATCACGCTGGTGGGTGAGCTGGCGACTATCCTCGCCGAGCACCTCGCCGGGTTCATCACTACCGTGGTCGTTCCCGCTATTCAGATGATTGCCGCTCTGCTGTCTGGCGATTTCAGCAAGGCTTGGGAACTGGCAAAGACGGTTGTTGTCAATGCCGCTAAGTTCGTTGTTGACACGATCACGCAGCTACCTCAGAAGCTATGGGCGGCGCTACAGCCGCTTGCCTCAAAGCTATGGGACGCTGCGAAGCGTGGCGCTGACAAGATGTGGCAGGCGATAAAGGATGGCGTTGGCAAGGCTATCGACTGGGTGAAGTCGCTGCCCGGTAAGGCTAAGACGGCGCTAGGCAATATCGGCTCCACGCTCATGAGCGCCGGTAAGAATCTCATTAAGGGATTCATTGACGGAATCATGGGCATGTTTGGTTCCGTCCGCAGCAAGCTGGGTGAGCTGACCGGAATGCTTCCTGACTGGAAGGGTCCGGCGACGCTTGACGCGAAGATCCTCACTCCCGCTGGTATGTCGGTTCTCCGGGGCTTCATGCACGGTATTGACAATCAGGCGCCTGCACTGCGTAAGCAGCTACAGGGGCTGACTGCTGACATTCCTGGGATGGTCGCTGACGTTTCCCCTAAGGGTGTGTTCAGCGCGTCTCAGCGGACGGAGCAGCGTCTCCGGCTGGACGTGACCGGATCGGATGAAGACATGAAGCGGCTAATCCGTCGCATCGTTCGAGTGGATGGGCGGGGTTCCGCTCAGACCGCGTTTGGATAGGAGTCTTACACATGGCGTTTCCCCTGGACATTCACACTGAGTTGCTGATTGATGGTGCCTGGCAGGATGTTTCAGGGGACGTCTACAACCGTGAGGCGCTGCGGATTTCTCATGGTCGTGCCGATGAGGGTGGGCGCGCGGATGTCAGTAAGGCAACGTTCCTACTGAACAACCGGGGCGGTAAGTATTCTCCCCGTAACCCGCGCTCCCCTCTCTTCGGGAAGATCGGCCGTAACACTCCGGTGCGTATCAGCATCGACGGTGGCGAGTCGTACCTTGAGACGGATGGTGCACCGGCCAACATTGCCAGCACTCCGCACAACGCAGCGTTCCACCCCACTACTTCGCTGGACCTTCGCGCTGAGGTGTCGCCGGACAACTGGCGGCTACGTGGTGGGAACCAGACGCTTATCGGTAAGTGGGAGCCAACGGGTAATCAGTGCTCGTACATGATGCGGGTCTCTTACGATCCCAGCACGGGTAACCACAACCTTTCCATGCTGTGGTCGACGGATGGCACCCCGGGTGGTATGCGGCAGGTGTTCGCCAGCATCGGCTGGCCCATGCCCCGGTACGCGGTGCGCTGGGTCCTGGCGCAGGCTACGGGCACAGCGACCATGTATATGGCTCGTACGCTTGACGGACCGTGGCAGGAGATCACCTCTGTGAGCACGGGTGTTGCTGAACCCATCTTCAACTCCTCGGCTCCCTTGGAGATAGCTCCGGGCGACACGACGTCTGAGCCGGACCGTGTGCCGTTCGCTGGCCGTGGTCACCGGTTCGCGGTAGTCATCAACGGCGCTGAGGTGGCGTCTCCCGACTTCCGGCACCTCGCCCCGGGTATTACCTCGTTTACCGACTCAAAGGCCCGTACGTGGGCGCTCAGCGGCACGGCGCGTATCGCCAACCGACACACCCGCTTTGAGGGCGAGATTGCCTCATGGCCCTCCCGCTGGGAGCCGTCCGGTACTGACGCGTGGGTGCCCGTTCAGGCTGCGGGTATCCGGCGCCGCCTGAGCCAGGGTGTCAAGGCGCTAGATTCCACACTGCGCCGCCGCATCCCGTCCGGCAACCCGATCGCCTACTGGCCTCTGGAAGAGGGGGCAGGCGCAACCCAGGGCTACAGCCCGATTCCCAACGTCAAGCCCCTGCGGGTTATCGGCGCCGAGTTCGCCGCTGACGATTCGTTGGGCGGGTCCAGCGCTCTGCCCAAGTTCACTGGCACGACTGGTCAGTTCACTGCTGACGTGCCCCCTAGTCGCAAGCTGGGATGGCATGTGGAAATGCCGTTCTTCATTCCCGCGATCACGGCGACGGAACGCGAGTTCTTCCGTGTGCGGGTGGCTGGTGCTGGCACGGTGGGTGCTACGTCTAACAACACGGTTGCTGCCGTCGCTGCCCTGGTGAGCACAGCGGGTGTGAAGGTTGCGGCGCTGAATGATGACAGTGAGATCCTCGGCCACTTCCTTCTGACGACTGCCGGTGCTGTCACTGCGTTCGTTGGCAAGTGGAACCGGCTACAGCTATTCACCACCACGGACGGCGGGACGTCGTACCTGAATCTCCGCTGGGTCGATATCGTCAACGGCGGTTTCTGGCACGCCCGTACCGTCATGACTGGCTCGCCCGGTCGTGTCACTCAGGTGCGGTGCAACGCTGGCCCGAACATTCCCGATGTGTCGCTGGGTCACCTCGCTGTGTTCGACACTGCGGGAACCGTGGCGGCAGGTGGTGCAGTCAACACAACCACGCCCGGCACAACGATCTATGCGGGTGCCGACGATGGCTTCATAAATGAGGCCGTGTGCGCACGCATGGAGCGCATCTGTGATGAGGAGGGCATAGCTCACCGCATTAGCGCGATTCAGGGTGTGTTCACCATGGGCCCTCAGCGTCCGCGCACGGTGCTTGAGATCCTTGACGAGTGCGCCGATGTCGATCAGGGCATGGTGTTTGATGCGCGCGACAAGCGGGCCATTGCGTACCGGGGTCGGGGTGATCTGTATAACCAAACGCCTGCCATGACGCTTGATTACGCGGGTGGCCAGCGCGAGGTTGCTGTGCCGTTTGAGCCGGTCGAAGATGACCAGAACCTACGGAACGACGTGACTCGCGTTCGCTCTGGCGGTGCAGAGTTTCGCGCTGTGCTTGAGGACGGGCCGCTGTCAATTCAGCCTCCGCCGCTGGGCGTGGGTACCTACGATGAGTCAGTGGAGATCAATCCGTACAGCGATACGCAGCTACGGGATATCACCGGTTGGGCGCTGCACCTTGGTACGTGGGATGAGGCGCGTTTCCCCGTTGTGAACATGCGGCTGCACGGTGCACCTCACCTTGTGGACGCGTGGCTAGGGCTTGAGCTGCTGGACCGCATCGACGTTGTGAATCCGCCGGAGTATCTGCCAGCGGGTGACGTGCGGTTGATGGTCCAGGGTTACGAGGAGGAGCTAACGCTTACCACGTGGGACGTGACGCTGAACTGTTCGCCGTACGGTCCGTACGATGTTGCGGTTGTTGACGACCCGGACCTAGGGCGCGCTGACACGTCGGGCAGTGTGGTCACTGTTGACACCCCTGCGACGTCGCCAACTATCCCTGTAACGACGCTTGTTGGTCCTCCGTGGGTTACTGGCAACGGAAGCGATTTCCCGTTCTCGGCCTCTGTGGCTGGCGAGGTGGTCACGGTCACAAGCATCACTCAGGACATGGCCGACTCGTTCAACCGCACTGTTACCAACGGTTGGGGCACAGCGAGCACCGGGCAGGCATGGGTTAACACGGGTGGCACTACCACCAACTATGCCGTGAGCGCTGGCACGGGCAGGCACATCATGGCCACAACGAACCTGACTCGCACGTCACTGGTTCCGCTGGCTGGAGCTGACGTTGATGTGCAGTGCGGCATGGCGTTCTCGGCCGTTCCGACGCTGGCAGATGGTCAGCTTTACCTTGAGGTGCGGAGCGCTGACGCCACGCACAGCTACCTCGCTCGGCTGCGACTGACGCCAACGGGCGTGCTATCGCTGACGATTCGCAAGCGGGATGCGGCGGAAACGCTGATCAGTGACACGTTCACTGTGCCCGGCACCTATGTGGCTGGCACGTTCTACAACGTCCGGTTCTCTGTCATTGGCAGCGAGCTACGGGCGCGCGTGTGGGCTGAGGGTACGGCTGAGCCTGCTGCCTGGCAGGTGTCGGCAACCGATGTGAGGTTCTCGGCGGCTGGCCTAGTGGGTGTCCGCTCGAACCTTGGAGCGGTTGGCAATGCGCCGATTACGGGTAGCTTCAAGAACTTCGCTGTCCTGAACCAGCAGACGATGCACGTGCTGCGTACTGCGAGTGGGCCCGCGAAGTTTCAGGTTGCTGGTGGTGCCGTTGGGCTGACGCACCCCTCATTCACTTCTTACTAGGGAGCATGTTTTGACTGTACCGGCTACGGCCTGGCGGGCAGGAATGCGGATTACCGCTGAGCGCCTGCTAGCCCGCAATGACCAGCAGCGAATAGAGCAAGTGGCATTTACCGCTCAGTCGTCCTATCAGCAGTCGGTGACGTTCGATGAGCCGTTCCCAACGATCCCGTCCGTTCAGGTGGAGATCATGTCAGGTGCTGGCGTGACTGCTGGGTTTGAGGCGCGGCCGATCAGCGTGAGCACCACGGGCTTTACCATCTTCATTCGCCGGAGCGATGGGACGACCACCACGGCCACGTGGGATGCGCAGCCCGTTAGCTGGCACGCTTCCGTTTAGTTCGTTCACTGGCGAGGCACCTACTGAAATGAGTAGGTGCCTCGCCCCTTTGAGAGGTTTCACCATGGCAACTCCCATGACTGCCGCGCAGCTAGTCGCGCAGCTCAAGAAGCATGGCGTCCGTTACGCCGAGTACAAGAACTGGCGGACTCACAACCGTAACCATAAGGGCGCGTGGGGGCCGGTCCATGGCCTCATGGTTCACCACACCGGCAGTGACAGCAAGGATCAGCGCGAGCTGCTTTACGCGGGTCTCGCCTCGCTGCCTGGCCCGCTGTCTCACTTCGGGCTAGCCCAGGACGGCACCGTTCACCTGATCGGGTGGGGTCGGGCGAATCACGCTGGCATGGGTGACGATGATGTCCTGGCGGCTGTCATTAACGAGACTGCCATCCCGACTGACAACGAGTCGAACACGGATGGCAACGCGCGATTCTACGGCGTGGAGATTTGGTACTCCGGTAGTCACAAGATGACTGCCGCCCAGTACGCTTCCCTGCGCAAGCTGGCTGCTGCCATCTGCGATTTCCACGGCTGGAATGAGGGCAGCGTGATCGGGCACGGCGAGTGGGGTAGCCCTGGCAAGTGGGACCCGGGTTACGCTCCGGGCAAGATGTACGCCATGGACGCTGTGCGCGCTGACATCGCCGTGACTATCAAGGCTGGTGCCCCTAAGCCGGTTAAGCCTACGGCGCCCAAGCCAACTCCGCCCAAGGCTAAGCCGGTCGTTGACCTCTCGCGCGTAATCAAGGCGCGTGCCGCTGATCTTCCTGCCGCGACTGGTCACAAGACGTGGCCCGAAGATGTGAAGCGGGTGGAGCAGGCTCTCCATGCTGAGGGGCTGCTAGCCAAGCAGTGGGTTGACGGGTCGTGGGGCACCAAGACTCAGGCCGCTTACGATGCGTTCCGCCGCAAGATCGGCCTTAAGGGCAGCGATGCAACGGGCGCCCCTGGGATGGTGTCGCTGTCTCGTCTGGGTGCCCGGCACGGGTGGACGGTAAAGCCATGACCGATGACAACCGCGACTCACTAGGGGTCACCATTTCAGCGCGCGAAATCTACGACCAAATCGTTGGTCTGAGGGATGACGTGCGCTCACTCGTCCAGTCGAACGAGAACGTACACCAGACCCTTGACGACCATGAGGAGCGGCTGCGCACCATTGAGCGATGGAAGTACAGCATTCCGGCCGCTGTAGTTACCGCGCTGATCAGTGCTGGCGTGGCCGTCTCCAAGACTGTCTAGCACCTACTGAAATGAGTAGGGGCACACCCGATAGGAGGTACAGCGTGAGGCTGAGGAACGCACTGGCTTACGTGCGACTACACAAGGTTCAGCTAGGCGTACTGGTGGTCGTGGCTGTTGGGGTTGCTGAGAGGTACGTCCCCGGCTTTCCGGCAGACGATGTGCTGCGGGTGGGGGCCGCACTGCTCGGCATGGCCTGAGGTAACCGGCTCCCTAGGAGAGGGTAGAGACACTTTCCTAGGGAGGCTCAGTGCGCAACATCGGACTGATTGGCAAGGCTCGCAGCGGGAAGGACACAGCGGCCAACGCCCTGGTTCGCGAACGCTCCTATACGCGACTGGCGTTCGCTGATCCGTTGAAAGCGATGGTCCTCGGTACCGACCCGTTTGTTCCGACCGGATGGGGCCTCAGTGTCCGGCTGCAAGCGCTGATCGCTGACGTCGGGTGGGAGTACGCGAAGGACACCTACCCTGAGGTGCGGCGGCTGCTACAGCGAACGGGGCAGGCGGTGCGTGAACTGGACGATGATTTCTGGCTGGCGGCGATGCGTAAGAAGCTGAACGCCGCTGAGTCGTGGAACCTGCCTGTGGTGGTCACCGATGTGCGGTACCCGAATGAGGCGGACATGCTGCGTTCCCGGGGCTTCACCCTGGTTCGCATCGTCCGGCCCACTGGCACAGCGAAAACGATCGGCGAGGCACGCGCTGCGATGCATGCCAGCGAGACGGCCCTAGACGACTACCGCGCTGACGTGGTGCTGACCAACGATGGAACCGTGGACGCCCTTACCCAGGGGGTGATCCGCATCTAGCTCTAAGCCCCCGGCTTGCACTCTGGTGCAGGTTCGGGGGCTTTTTGCTGTGCTGCGACTGGACAAGCGGCGCTCCTGTCCTTCATAGTGGAGACACACCAACAGCAACGAGGGGCGGACGAGATGCAGATCACGACCACGCAGACCAACGGCAAGCACTACGCGCGGGTCGCTGACGGAGACCGCATCGCGTACGTCTCTCCGGGCTACCACACAGCAGGCATGGCGCAGAGTGCGGCAAAGTGCTGGATAGCTTTCCATGGGAAGGGCAGCGAAATGGGAAAGATCGTGGTTGACCTGAACGAGGTTTACACCTCACGCGGCGCCGGTCGTTCGGGGCTTGAGTACATGAATGTTCCGGCTGGGCGGGTAGCCAGGCGCGTTGCGTCAGCGTACGAGTACGGCCAGACGGTAGAGATCCGGACGAGCATGCTCGGCACCCCGTACATCCAGATCAGTGACGGGAAGGGGTCGTCCTACGCACAGTTCCATATCGGCCCGGTGTTCGCTCACTACGCACACAACAAGCGTTGGAACGAATCGGCCTAACCCCGGAGCCCCCCCCCGGCTTGCACTCCTGGTGCAGGTCCGGGGGGTTTCTGCGTTGGGCGCTGGCGACACGCGCACATACTCATTTCAGTAGGTGGCTTGCGCGGGGTCGGGTATCCCTGTAATGTCTTCCTTGCAAGCACGGAGCGACACACAAAGGGGCGGGGCAATGAACGTACAGCGCGGGCGGGGCAAGGTTCACGCGACGGACACCACCCCCGGTTTCCTGGCCGGTCCGGCTTGCGGCGGGAACCTTTCCGCTGAGGGCTACCGCAAGACGACCGCTGCGGTTGACTGCAAGAAGTGCCTTACCATCCTGGCTAAGGCTGACGACAAGGGAGAGACCATGGCAGCGAAGAAGGACGAGACCACCACCACGGCAGCAAAGCCGGAGAACGACGCGAAGGTGGACCAGATCACGGCCAACATTGAGCGCGCCCGTTCGCTGGCTGAGGCCGAGAACACGGAGGGTCTGGCGGCGCTGAACAAGGAGACTGAGGAGCTGATTAGCAGCCTGCCGACGCGTGGCAAGGCTGGCGACTCGCAGACGTGGGCTCAGGCCAAGCAGGCTTTCCGTAACAGCTTCCGCGAGGCTGCGACGCTCACGGCCAAGGAGGAACCCACCCCCACTACCGCCGTGGTTGTCGTCGAGACGCGCGACTACAAAGAAGCTGCGGGTGTCTCCGAACTGGTGACGCTGGGCGCCGAAAAGTTCGCCGATGGTGTCCGTGTCCACCTTAAGGCCGCTGACCTGGCTAAGGATGTTGCCCGCGTGCTGCTGGACATGCGCGTCAGGATGCTGGACAAGGAAGGCCGCCCTGACATCCTGGCCAAGTCTCACGGTGCCAAGCAGGCAAGCAAGGATATGTACGCCAGCGCCGGTCAGATGTTCCTTGCGAACAACCCTGAGGCCAGCAAGTTCGACGCAAAGCAGGCTGTAAACAAGCTGATCAAGTCGGTTCAGAACCAGATGCCGACCGTTCGCGCTGAGTACCTGCGTGAGCTGGACAACGACGCTGCGGAAGCTAAGCGGTTCGAGGGGCTGGCTCTCCCGGCGGGTGTCGCTGAGGATGCACCGCTGTCCACAAAGGTGGCTGCTGCCTATGAGGTGGAGTTGGTCAGCCGGTACGAGCTGGACAAGGCACGCAGCGAAAACGGCGAGGACGACGAGACCACGGCCAACGGTGGGGGCAACGGTGGGGGCAACGGTGCTCCTGCGGAGGTGGAGCCTCAGACTCCCGCTCAGGTCATCGGCGCTTTCTTTGCCAGCGCTGAGGAGAGCGTCACGGCCGCTGAGCAGACGTTGAAGGAAGCGAACGACGCTGAGGCCAAGGAAGCGGCCAAGGCTCGCATTGACGCCCTGATCGCCCACCTCGCCACCGTTAAGGCCGGTCTCTAACCAACCCACCTAGCCTGGCCCCTGTCTCACGCTGAGACAGGGGCCATTCCCTGATCGGAGCATCACGGTGTTTACTGCACGGGTCGTGCGGTTGCAGGATGGTTGGCTGGTAGCGGAACGCCCATTTGATTCAGCGGACATGGCGGCGCGGCATCTGCTGCTCCTGTTGTCGATGGTCAAGTGGGACGGGGACAGGGATGAGGCGCTGGCGACGCTGGCGGGTGGGGTGCCCATTGAGTGGAAGGGCATGTCCTACCGCGTGGTACTGCCAACGGCAATCACGGAACTGATCGAAGAAGTACGAAAGGTAGGGGAGTCGCATGGACGCCGGTAGCGACGCCTAGCCGCCCCTCTAAGAGCCTCCCAGCCCCGTTCGGCCCCCGTGGTCGGGCGGGGCTTTTTCATGCCCTCAGACGGCCGCTCAGCCGTTCGGCCCCCGGTACACAGCGAGGCAGGCTGCAAGCAAAGAATGTAGAGGTGTAAAAATGCACTGCATCTCAGTACCTCTATGAAAACTCTATGGGTAAACCGGACTCAGCCTCATTCGTACATTCCTGCACTGGTACCCCACTCGCTAGACCACCTATGTAGAGACCACCTCACATAGGGAGTGCAGCGTTGAACATCGACACCACCAAGGGGAAGGGGCCCCGGTTCTATTTCGATACCGAGCGCCCTGAGGTCAAGTACCCAGGGGTTACCAGCATCGTCAGCATGTTGCCTAAGCCGTTCCTACAGTTCTGGTCAGCCAAGATGGCTGCGGAGCTGGCCGTTGACTCGCACGGCTTCATACAGGAGATCTTGGCCCGTGGTGGTCGGGCGGCTGCTGTGCAGTACGTCAGTGGCGCGGCCAGCCGGTACACAAAGGTGCGGTCGGAGATCGGCAGCGAGGCGCATGACATGTTCGAGCGCATGATTCACGGCGAGGACGTCCGGCGCGTGTCGCGGGATATGGAGCCGTACAAGCGCCATTTCGCTGAGTTCCTTGACGTGGTCCAGCCGGAGCTAGTGCGCGCTGAGCAAGTGGCGTGGTCGGACACCCACAAGTACGCCGGTTCATTTGATGCCATCCTGCGAGTGCGGCTGGACGACAAGGGTAAGCCAGACCCGCACGGGGAGGTCGCTCAGGTGATGGTGGACTGGAAGACTTCCAAGTCCACCTATCCGGAGGTGGCGTTGCAGATGGCTGCGTACGCCAATGCGGAGACTGTCGTTTCTCCCGATGGTGTCGCTGAGCCCATGCCGGAGTTTGATGGCGCTGCGGTTCTCCACATCACTCCGGATCAGTGGGCGTTCAAGCCGGTTCAGATTGCCGAGCCAGTGTTCGAGCACTTCTTGCACCTGCGCGCGTCGTTCGACTGGGACCGCGAGGTGTCTAAGCGCGTGCTGGGTGACCCCATTGCGCAGAGCACGGGCGGACTGGTGACGGGTACCGCACGGCGAGCCAGCCGGTAACCGACCCACTAGACCACTTATGAGAGAGGCAACCGGGGTTCCGAACCGGCGAAAGCGCCGAGATATTCCCCCGGTTGCCCCTCTCCTCTCAGCTTGCATTTCACCCTTGGAGGGAAACCCGTATGGCGCTGCGCATTTTCGATACCGACCCGGACGCTAAGCCCAAGGAAAAGGCGACCACCACCTACACCCCTGCGGCGTTCCAGCTCCGCACTGGCATGCAGGTGCCGGATGAGCGCAACCCCAAGCGCATGAAGGGGATCAGCCTCCCGAACTGGCGGGCTGTCACGGAAGATGAGTCCGTGGCCGATGCGCTGGCCGAGCTGTACGGCGGTACGGCTGAGGAGTTCGACCCCACTAAGGCGCTCCCGTGGCACGTGCTGACGCCGACCAACTCCATTGAGGTTGTCATTGATGGCAGCAAGGCCATTGAGGACAAGCTGATTCAGTGGGGCGGCGTAGGTGGTCCGGTCCATGAGTGCGATGGTGAGTTCTTCCTTTCTCCGCCTGAGGACAAGGGGGAACCGTGCGGGTGCCCGTCAACGCTCAAGGAGCGCAAGCAGCGCGCATCGAACAACCGGGGCCCGAAGCCTGCCATTACTGTTGAGTTCACTCTCGCTGGTGCTGGCGAGGACCTCGGCAAGGGCAAGCTGATCGCAACGGCGTGGTCCACGGCTGAGGTGATTCACAACGTCAAGAACGAACTTGACGCCGTAGGTGGACCGGCCCTTTGCCGACTGGTCATCGAACATGTGGAGTACACCAGCAAGGTGCACGGTCTGGTGTCGTACTACTGGCCGAACATTGAGGTTCTCGGTTCGTACAACGATGCCATTGCCGATGAGCGCTGAGGTGAAGGGTGCCCCGGACGATGCGATCCGGGGCCCCCTTTGGGGTTGGCCACCTGCCGACCGTAAGGCCGTTATCGCTGAGCGCCGCCGCAGGTTCGGCGTGTTCGACGATGACGAGATTGACCCTGAATACTCCTAACCCTTTGCCCCGTTCCGGCTGACGCTGGTTCGGGGCTTGAGGTGGTGGGAGGAGAGACCCCATGGCATTCATCATCTTTGACCCAGCACGTGATCCTAGGAGAGAGAACATGTCCGTGACTTTCACCCCCGGCACCAAGGTTCAGTACAGCGGAATGGTTGACCCCGCTGAGATCATCTCCGGTCCCCACTCCACGACGTACGGCCGGAACCGTTACCTGATCCGTAAGGCTGACGGCAACGTGTCGCTGGTGTTCACGGGTGAGCTGACGGCCGTTGTGTCGCGTGTGCAGAAGATGGCTGATCAGCTTGCCCGCGAGGTGTATGGCTGCCCGTTCCACGCGCTGAACCCCGCCACTAAGGCGCTCGTTCGGACTAAGGCTGCGCGGCTGCTGATCGTCGCTGACGAGAGCCGGGGTAAGTGAATGGGCAAGCGCGGTGTAGTCACGGACTACGCGGGTGAGGAGCTGTATGAGGGCGACCTGATCGCCTATGCGGCTCGCCAGGGCAACCGTGTGCGGGTCACTGACGCGATCATTCGGGAGGCCACGGCCAAGCTGGTAGGTGGGCGTCTGCGCCCCATGCTGCTGGTGGAGCCGACCGGCGTTGAGTCCGGGTTTGTGAAGCGGGACACGTTGGATGCTCAGTGGGTGTCCACGGAACACGTGCGGCTGATTGAGGCGCGCGCAGGTAGGTAGTCGTTGGTAAGGGCCGGATGTTTCCTGACGGAGCGTCCGGCCCTTTGTCGTTGGTGCACCTACTCATTTCAGTAGGTGGGGAAGGGGCCTAATGGGGCGTCAGGTAGGGATTTCGGGTACAGCAGCACCGGCACTAGGTGACCTCAGGGCATTGGGTCCGGGGGATATCGCGTGGCTGTACGCGGGTGTGGAGCAGCGCGCGGACTGGAGTCGGTATCTAGACGCGCTGGCGAACGCTGTGACGCGTGGCGCTGACGTGAGGTGGGTGCGGTAATGGAATGCCGACTATGCAAGCGGGATAAGCCCGCTTCCGATTTCCTCGCTGGCAAGGCCAAGAAACCGTCCAGCACCTGCGCGGCGTGCCGTAAGAAACTGTCTGAGCGGCACCGCAGGAACTACTACGCGAAGCTAGCCCCGGACAAGCGGCACACGCTGACTCACAAGCGGCGAGCAGATACCTACGGCGTGGAGCACGTCGAGTATTCCCGCACAGCGATCATGCGCCGTTGGGCGTTCACGTGTGCCTACTGTCCGGCGTCGGCTGAGCATCTAGACCACGTCGTTCCGCTGAGCAAGGGCGGGACTGATACGGAGTCCAACATGCTGCCAGCGTGCGCTAGTTGCAACCTGTCCAAGGGGGCTAAGACGTTGGCTGAGTGGGCTGAGTCGTTCGGGCCGGAACCTCCGCCGTTCTGACTGCTGGGGGCGGGGTGACTGTGGTTGCCCCGCCCCTGGTAACCGACTCGCTCACACACCCTTGGAGAGGGGATTTACCTAATGGACATTTCTGCAATCCTTGAGCACTTTGACAACGTCAGCGAGGAGCAGGACGGTTACCTTGCCAAGTGCCCCGCGCATCCGGACACGCGTCCGTCGCTGCGCCTCTGGGTTGGCGATGATCGAAAGGTGCGCCTCGCGTGCCGGGCCATGTGCAAGAACGATGACGTGGTAAAGGCTGCGGGTCTGCGCTGGCCGGACATGTTCGACGTGACCGGCGACGCTGTGACGGTGCCCAAGGAGCGGCCGGAGTTGGTCAGTATCACGAGTGTCGTTCAGCTCCGCATGTGGCTGGACAGCCTGCCGGTCGGCGACGGTTCGTACGCTGAGGACCGGTTCGGGATCACGACCCATGACGCTGAGCGGTTGGGGCTGCGGTTCGCTGAGGCCATGCCGTTCCGCAGCGCTGAGGAGTACGACGCTGCGGTTGCCGGGGGGTTCCTGCCGGGATTCGTTCCCCGCAGCTTTGTTCGCTTCCCGCGCATGGTCGTGCCCCTTGTGGGGTTCGATGGTGTGACGCGCGGTGCTCAGGGCCGTGACTTGTCCGGCCGTTGCCCTGGCCGCTGGATCTCCCTGTCTAACCCTGAGGGCCAGCGTTGGGCCCCTTACGGCGTGTTCCGGGGCGAGGCTGGCTATGGGGTCACCCTGGTCACTGAGGGGCCCGGAGACGGCCTTACAGCGGCTGCCGTGGGGTACGACGCGGTTGCCATTCGCGGTGCTGCGCTGGCCGGTTCGCCGGAGCTGATAGACGAGCTGGCCGCTGGTCTGCGCGGCACTCAGGTCATCGTTGCTGGCGACAACGACACTGCCGGGAGCACGTTCTCTATCCGGCTGGCTGAGGGGCTCGCTGCCCACGGCATCGCTGTCTACGTGCTGGCCATTCCCCATGAGGGCGATGACCTTACCGACTGGCGGGAGCGGGACCCTGAGGGATTTGCGGGCGCCCTGCACCGTGCTGTGAAGGCTGCGACTCTCGCCGTTGCCCGTGACGCTGCTGAGGCGGCAGACCGCAAGGCGGAGGTTGTGAACCGTACCGGGGCGCGTGCTGTCACCGACTCGGATGGGGCCGACGCTGCCACCCAACTGCGTGCCATGGAGGAGCAGTTCGGCGGAGACGATGGCAACCCGGATGCGGTGAACGCCTACGCTTTCGCTGCATGGGCCAACGGCGGAGTGAAGTATGCCAAGGGGCTTGGCTTCATGGTGTGGAACGGGAGCGTCTGGGAGTGTGATTTCGACCTACTGCGCAGCGAGATTCACCGCATGGGCGCTGCGTTGGCGCTGGCAGGAGAGGCCAAGAAAGCTAAGCCGTTCCTGACCACCTCGCGCATTGACGCACTGGTTACGGAGCTGCGCAGCGTGCCGGGCGTCAAGGTGCTCACTGAGTCGTTCGACGCTAGCCACCATCTGCTGAACTTCCGTAACGGGACGGTGGACCTGCGTACGGGGCGGCTGCGTCCCCACGACAAGGCTGACCTACTGACGGTACTCCTGCCGATGGACTATGACCCTGAGGCGCAGTGCCCACGCTGGGAAAAGTTCCTGACGGAGATCTTTATGGGCAGCGTGGACATGGCGCGCTACATGCAGCGGCTGACTGGCTATGGCATCACGGGTAACACGAGTGAGCAGTGTTTCGCTGTGCTCCATGGGTCCGGCGCCAATGGCAAGAGCGTGCTCACTGAGACCCTCACGTCAGTGTTCGGGGGCATCACCAAGACAACGCCGTTCGCCACGTTTGAGGACAGCGGTAGTGGTGGCATCCCGAATGACATTGCAGCGCTGCGAGGTGCTCGCCTTGTCATGGCGTCTGAGGGTGAGTCGGGCAAGCCTATGTCGGAAGCGGTGCTAAAGCGGGTGACCGGTAAGGACAAGGTGACGGCGCGTTTCCTCCGGCAGGAGTTTTTCACCTTCGCGCCCACGTTCCTGATCATGCTCGCCACGAACCACAAGCCCAAGTTCCGGGGGCAGGACGAGGGGCTGTGGCGGCGCGTAAAGCTGATTCCGTTCGAGCGCTACTTTGCGCCTGAGGAGCGGGACTATGACCTCGACCGAAAGCTGTTGGCTGAGTCGGCGGGGATAGTCGCTTGGGCGGTACGTGGCGCTGTCGAGTGGTACAAGGGCGGGCTACAGGACCCGTCCGCTATCAGCAACGCGACGCGTGCATTCCGTGAGACCAGTAACACTCTGGACGGATTCTTTCCGGGTGTGGTGGTTGCCGATCCTGCCGCCACGACGAATGGCGCTGAGGTCTACCACGCTTACCGCGACTGGTGCGAGGCTGAGGGGTTGCAGCCCAAGGAGGTGTGGTCACGCACAGCGCTCTACAGCGCCCTTGAGGAACGGAAGATCAGCAAGAAGCGGACGTCCAAGGGAATGGCCCTGGTAGGTATCCGACTCGCTCAGACAGTAGTGAAGCCTACCGGCCCCGGAATCTTTGGGAGTGACGACTAATGATGAACAAGCTGATACTCGCAGGCGTGTGCATTCTCACGCTGGCTTGGGTGGGCATCGTCGGGACACTGGCAGTGGCCCTCATTCGGTTCGTGCTCGCACATAGCTAAGCCCGTACACCAACTCGCTGAGCCACCTACTGAAATCAGTAGGTGGCTCAGTTGCGTAAGGGGAGAAACGTTGAAGGTTTACCCGTACCGCGTGGCTGGCGAAAGCGTCACGGTGAAAGTGCCGGAGACGCGCGAGGATCTTGACGCGTTCCGTGATTGGCTGCGAGACGCTAACGCCCGTGGGCCGGTCGCTGTAGACACTGAGACAACGGGTCTCGATATCTACTCCGCCACGTTCCGGCTGCGCACGGTCCAGTTTGGCGACGCTGACACTGGGTGGGTTATCCACTGGGAGCGAGGCGGCTGGTTTATGTCCTACGCCGAACGAGCCCTTGAGTACATTCGTGAGATGCTCATTCACAACGCGCCGTATGACTGGTGTGTGTTGGACCGGCACACGCGTTTCAGCATTGAGGTTCTCGCGCCGCGCACCATTGACACTCGGCTCCTCGCTGGCCTGATCGATCCTCGCCAGCCGCAGGAAGGTGGACGGGGCACCGCCCTTAAGCCTCTCAGCGCCTACTATGTCGATCCGTCTGCCCCGGATACTCAGGGCGACCTTACGGCGGTGTTCCGCTCGCTGGGTCTCACCAAGGCAACCGGCTGGGCGGGTATCCCGCTGGAGCATGACGTCTACAACTTGTACGCGGGGCTTGACGTAATCCTCACGGCGCGCCTGCACCCGTGCCTAGTCCGTGAGCTGGAGGCGCTTGAGGTTCGGCCGCGTCTCATTCAGTACGAGCACGAGCTAGCGCGCATCTGTGCAGTCATGCAGCGTCGGGGGCTGATCCTGGACCGGCCTTACGTCGAGAACCTGTCCGCTGAGCTGCTGGAGACTGAGAGCCGGTACGCAGCGATTGCCGCACAGTATGGGGTCACCAAGGTTGGGGCACCCGCGCAGGTGACCACGGCACTCATGGCCATGGGGGAGGATCTCACGGAGCGCACGGCGTCCGGCAATCCCAAGGCTGACAAGGCTGTCCTGTGCCGACTGGCTGACCTAGACCAGAACACGTGGGAGCGCATGCACCTGCGGGCCCCTAACCCGCTGGCTGAGGCTGTCCTGAGGAGCAAGCGCGCTGGGAAGTGGCGCACGTCGTACGCGGACACGTTCCTTGAGACAGCGGATGCCGATGGTCGGGTGCATCCGTTCATTAACTCCATGCTGGCTCGCACGGGGCGTATGTCGATCACCCGCCCCGCGTTGCAGACCCTGCCATCGTCCGATCACCTCATCCGGCGTGCGCTGCTGGCCGAACCGGGTCACGTCATGGTGTCCACTGACTTTGCTGCTGTTGAGCTGCGGGTCCTGGCGGCGCTGGCGGACGTCAAGCAGATGAAACGGGCTATTGCCAGCGGCGAGGATCTCCACTCGTTCACCGCGCGCATGGTGTTCGGTCCTGACTTCACTCCGAAGCATCGCAAGATCAGCAAGGGCATCGCGTTCGGCAAGGTGTACGGAGGTGGGGCAGCCACCATTCAGCGTCAGACCGGTGCGCCTATGGCTGAGGTGCGGTCTGCGCTGGCTGCATATGACCGGGTCTATCCGGAGGTCAAGCGCATGTCAAACCGCTGGCAGCGTGAGGCGGCTGAGACTGGCATGGTGCATGTGTCTGTGACTGGTCGGCGCCTGCCGCTGGACCGTCACCGTACGTATGCGGTTGTCAACTATGCGTGTCAGAGTGCGGCGCGTGACGTGCTGGGGCAGTCGCTGCTGAACCTTGAGGAGGCTGGGCTGCTGGACGCGCTCCGCTTGCCTATCCACGATGAGGTGCTGTGCTCGGTACCTGAGGGTGAGTCAGCGGAGTATGCGCGTGCAATTGAGGAGTGCATGACCTTTGACCTCTTCGGGGTGCAGATTGAGGCGGAGAGCGAGGTTGGTAAACGGTCCTGGGGGAGTCTGTACGGTGCCGCTGCTTAGGTCACCCTGAGTTTGGTGACTGCCGGTAGCTGCAACCGGTCCACTCGTCACCTACTGAAATGAGTAGGTGACGAGTGGGTCACGGCTGGCCGAAAAGTTTCTGACGGCCTGACCAATGGGTTACCTGCGGTATGCAGGTAACACCCCGGTTACGGAGGGCCCCTCCCTATCATCCTTAGGGATGACATGGGGTTACGCCTTGGATTCCAATACAACCGATGCTGTCGGGCCGTTGTCTAACGGGTGTGAAAGCGGTTGCGTGCCCGGATGGCGACGCATACGTTTCAGCCATCGCAGCGCAGGTAACCGACTCGCTCACCCACCAGTGAACGTAGTCACCAGGGGAGGGACCCACCATGAGCACCATCACAATCGACGACGTCCGGGCCGCAATGAACAACGACCTCGACGCAACCGCGCGGGTCATTGAGGCGACGGACAGCCGAGTCACCGGGCTGGCCAACAAGGCGGCGCACGGCATGGCGTCCACGGGGGACCGACTCGATAACTACCGCGAAGAGTTCGCGCAGGTTGGCCGGATCGCTGTGTGGGAAGCGCTGCCCCGCTTCACTGGTGAGACCCTGGACAGTTTCTTCGCGTTCATCTACGCCACTGTTGAGGGAAAGTTGATGGATGCCACCCGGCAGGAGCGCAACGGCGCCGCTGGTGTGGACAAGGATGCAACCAAGACTTTCGGCGCGGTGCTCCGTGACATGGCCGATGGCAACGTGTTGCTCGCTGAGCGCCTCTGTCAGACGGCCCTTCCCGCTGGTAAGCGTCTCAGCGCCGATCGTGCCAACGCTGCCCGCATGGCCTGGCAAGGTGCGGTTTCCCTGGACGCTCCGGCAGCAATGGACGGCTCAGCTTCGTACTCTGTGCCAAACGGTGTGGGCGAGCACCTTTGGGAGTCGCTGAGTGTCGCCGACGAGATGCCCAAGGTTCTGCCCAAGGTGGGGGCTGGCATGGCCGCTGAGGCGCTGGCAGTGCTCCACCGGTACACATCGGCCTACGCGGTCCTGGCGGCGCTCCCTGAGGCCCCTGAGGACGTTGACGCCATTGAGGATGCGCTGACTGTTCCGCGTGACGCTGAGGTGCGCCGCTACATCCTGGACGCTGTGCGTATCCTCCGCTCGTACGTGTCCACTGCGACTGATGCTGAGCTGGCTGAGGATCTCCGCGAGGTGGCTGACGACCGGCGAGACGAGCGGGCAGCAAAGCAGGAGCGGGTAGCGGCTGCACTCTCCCGCATGGGTGCCGGACAGCGTGCGGTCCTGGTGCACTCTTTCGGCATCGGCGGTGCTGCTGACTTCGGGTGGGGTGACGCTGGGTCCCTGGAAGGGCTGGCGGAGTTCCTTGAGATCACCCCGGACAACACCAAGGTGCAGCGCTCCAAGGCTCGCCTCGCGTTCGCCCGGTACTACATCGCGATCGTTGCCACGGATGAGGACGACGCTGCTGAGTGGGCTGACGCTGCTGCTGCGATGCGCAAGCACGGGGGCCGCAAGTGAGCAAGGTTTGCCGACAATGCGGAGAGCGTCAGAACCTCGCTGCGTTCATCGCTGACGCCCGGTACAAGGGTGGGCACAGGCACCAGTGCCGGAAGTGCTTGAACGCGTACTACGCTGCGGTGCGTGCGGCGGCTCCTAAGCCCCCTCAGTCACCCAAGCCACCTACGCCCCCTGAGGTGCTGGCTGAGCGTGCTGAGCGGCGCCGGAAGTATCAGCGGGAGTGGCGGGCCAACTGGCGTAAGGCGAATCCTGAACGGGCGCGCGAGGAGTGGCGCAAGTACGAAACGCCAGCGTCTGACTTCCTGACTGCCTGGCGGAACAATTGAAGACACCTCCCGCTGTGAGAGTGCGTCGGTCCCGTATTGGGGTCCGGCGCACTTTGCGTTCCCGTCCGTGCCCGTATAAGCGCTCTGACATCTTCGCGCGCTGGGATGGTGCGTGTTGTTACTGCGACGCGCCTGCCGAGCATCTAGACCACGTCAAGCCCATATCCAGGGGAGGGGCAGACGTGGCCCGGAACATCGTGCCCGCGTGCGCTGACTGCAACCTGTCCAAGGGTGCCCGCTCGCTGGCCGACTGGGTGGCTTCATGGGGGCAGGTAACCGACCCCCTAGACCCGCAATGAAGAGACCATCAACCACCTCAGGGGAGCCACAGTGACCACCTTCAACCTCCGCTCAGGCCACAAGGTCACCACTCAGCGAGTCGGCGACCTTGTCGAGTTCATCACCTACGGAACGACGGGCAACGTGATCAGCAGTGTCCTGCACCCCATCGCTGAGGCCATCCCGCTCCTGACCAACCTGAGGAGCTGCAACCGTGCCCGCTGAACCACTGTTCAAGCCCCCCACGCTGACGTCCGCAGCGCAGCGCAGAGCAGAGGACATGGCCGAACGGCTGGACGCGTGGCGCACCGCTAACCGGGAGATCCGGGCGGCTGGCGGCTGGGATACCCCGGAGCCTGCGCCGTTCGATGTGCTGCAACTCGCGCAGTTCCTCGCTGGCAATCCTGCCGACTAGCACCTACTCATTTCAGTACGCGGAGAGAGGGGCAATCGCCCATGAAGGTTTCCATCCTGGCAAGCACCGTGCTGAGGGTGCCGGTAATGGAGTACGCCTACGGGTACGACGTAGACCCGGACCTTACGGCTACCGGGCCCGATGCACTCGGCGAGGCTGCGGGACGCCTCTGCTACAAGTCGTTCAGTCGGCCCAACCCGGCAACGGCTGCGAACGATACCTACCTGGCCAACATCCTGGCTCAGGGGCATTACAGCGTGCTGGAGCACGCCTCTGTGTCGTTCCTGGTGCAGGGTGTCAGTCGCGCTCTCCTCGCTGAGCTGACGCGCCATCGTCACCTGAGTTTCTCCGTGGTGAGTCAGCGCTACGTCAGTTACGCCGACACTGAGCCGGTCATTCCTCCGGCAATCGTCGGTAACACGGTCGGCGAGCACATCGTCCGCACGGCCTACACTGACGCGCTTGCCGACTATGAGAACCTGGCGCACCGGTTGGAGTCGCAAGGGCTCAAGCGCAAGGCCGCTCGTGAGGCTGCGCGTGCGGTGCTCCCCAACGCTGCCCCGGTAGACATGGTGGTGTCCGGCAACCTGCGGGCATGGCGGGACGTGCTCGGCAAGCGGCATCACGTTGCGGCTGACGCTGAGATCCAGGAGTTCGCCCGGCATGTGCTGCGGCTGCTCCAGCAGATGGCGCCGAACAGTGTGCAGGACATCAGAGAGGAGCCCGCCACGTGAGTGCCATTGAGGCCAGTGAAGAGTATCTGCGTAAGCGGTTCAGCGAGCGCGTGTGGGAGTCTCCGGCCTTGTCGGCGCACCTGCACACGCTGCCTGAGGATGAGGCAGACAGGGTCGTCGAGCACCTAGTTGAGGGGATGTTGATTGAGGTGGGAGTGCTGTGAGTGTGCGGGTGTCCTAATGGCTCCTGCCCCCTGAGTCTCCGCAGCCGCCTACTCCGCACGGTGGCTTTTAATCTCGGCCTATTCCTCGTTCCGTTCGCCTGCTACCACCTCACGGGGTTTATCGCCCTGTGGGGTGCGTACAGGGGTTACTGGCCCCTTTACCTGACTGTTTACTAGGAGAGAACACACCATGACTAAGTGTTCCGTGGCTGATCACCGACCGCTGTTTCATATCCGCTTCACCGACCGGGACGGCGCCACGTGGGAAACGTTCGGCTCAGACGGCGTGTGCTGCGTGAACGACCCCGATGATGACGACCCAGCCAGTTGGGAGCCCGGACAACTGATGCAGCTGTCAGAGGTGCAGGCGCGCTATGGGCCGCTGGAGTTCGCGGGATACGGGCGGGTCAATGGATGACCAACGCCCCGGATGGGATGCCTACTTCATGGCTGGTGCCGAATGGGTAGCCACTCGCGCTGACTGCACCCGTTCCGCCGTAGGCGCCATCCTGGTCAACGCCAACAATGAGGTGCGGGGCACGGGCTACAACGGCGCTCCTGCTGGCGTTCCTGGCTGCGCTACCGCTGGTGCGTGTCCCCGTGGGCGCCATGGGCGCATCCCGCTGCCGAACATCGTGGGACTGTTCAACTG